ATGGAGGCGATCCGTGACGAGTGAACGACGAACGATCCCGGTAACGCTCGACCAGCTACTCGCGCACGACCTGCGGTTAGCCGAACGCGATCCCGTTCTCGCGGAGACGCTCCGCGGGATCGCGGCCGGCGAGCTGCCCGCCGACGAGGCCGAGGCCGAGCGGATGGTCGCGCTCGACCGGCTGGCGAAGGGACGAAGGGTCGACGTCGAGATGTTCCCGAGCAGCGAGAATGCGCACGCGACGCACTTCATCCTCCTCACGCCGACCGGCGTGGTCGAGGGCGAGCTGTCCGGCGACCGAGCGCCCGGCGCCGCGAACGGCGTCGAGATCGCCCCGCGCGAACCCGTAAACCACCGATGTCTGAAGGAGCAGCCCCGAATGACGATCAGCGAGCAAGAGATCCAGCAGCGGACGACCTACCACCCGCCGAGCCCGGAAGGCGTCGAGCGGCACCGGCAGCTCTCGATGGCGGCGGCCTCGTTCATGGCCGTCGTCTCGGAGGTCTGCCCGGAAGGGCGCGAGAAGGCGCTCGCGCTGACGAACATCGAGCAGGCGAAGATGTGGGCGAGCGCCGCCGTCGCCCGGAACCCGGAGACGGTATGAGCGGGCGACAGTTCCTAACGCCCGCCGTGGCGCACGCCGAGTTGGACACACTGCTTTCGCTGTTCTCGGGGATGTTGGAAGGCTACCCGGGCGACGGGCGAGAGTTCATGACGATCGCCGAGACGGAGGCGATCGCGCGTCTCTGCTCCCGGGCTTTCCTGCGGCTCGCAAAAGACTGCGGTGCGGATAGGGCGCTCGTCGAGGCGGACATGAAGGAGTGGAACGAGGTAATCCTCGAAGAGGTCGGGAAAATGCAAGCCGAGCGCGAGGCGGAGTCGCCGCGATGACCGCCCCCGCCGACAAGCCGCAGGCCGGCGACGCTTGGGACGCATGGTTCGATGGTCTGGCGTCGGCGTTGCGCCACAGAACGGACCCGGAAAAGCCCGTCGCGCTGCCGCTTTCTGTCGTAGTCCCGCCGGCCCGCGAACACGCCCCGATTATCTCGTTCTGGCCCGACTACTCGGCCGGGTACTACGGGCTGGAGTGGAAAACCAATGTCGACCGATGACTCGAAGCTGCAAGCCGGCGACGCGCGCCCGTGCAAGGCCTGCGGGATGCCGATCGAGGGCCGGCCCGGGCCCGACGGCCGGCTGCTCCCTCTCCAGCGCGTGCGGTCCGTCTACGTCCTGAACGACCCGCTGCACGGCGGCGAGATCTCGAACGTGACCGCGATCGTCTCAGGGAACGCCGAGGGCGTATTCGTCTCGCACTTCGAGACGTGCCCGAACGCCTCGGCCTTCGCGAAGGCCCGCAAGGGCTGACGCCCGCGCCGGCCCGCGCCGGCTACGCTGCCCCGCATGGCCTCTGCCCTCGCAACGCCCGACGACATGGCCCGCGCCGTCCGCTTCGTGAAGACCGCGAAGCAGCGCGAGCAGGTCGAGCTGATGCTCGCGCACGAGATGGTGATGGCCGAGGGCGGCGCCCGCTCGGGGAAGACCTTCGGGTTCTGCCGGCAGATCGTCGCCCGGGGCGTCATGCGTCCCTCCCGGCACCTCGCGGCCCGGCACCGGGCGAAGCACGCGAAGGCGTCGCTGATGCTCGAAACCGTCCCGGCGGTCTTCGCGCGCTGCTTCCCGGGGCTGAAGTTCTCCCTGAACAAGTCGGACGGGATCTTCGAGTTCGAGTCGAGCGGGGGGAAGTCGAGCGAGCTGTGGATCACCGGCGTCGACGACGCGAACCGGATGGAGAAGGTCCTCGGGAAGGAGTTCTCGACGATCTTCCTGAACGAGTGCAGCCAGATCAGCTTCGACGCGGTCGGCCTCCTCCGGACCCGCCTCGCCGAGAAGAGCGGGCTACCGCTGCGGATGTTCTTCGACCAGAACCCGCCGCCGAAGAGTCACTGGACTTGGCGCCTGTTCCACCAGCGGCAGACGCCCGACCGGCAGTCGGTCGACTGGGACATCGGCGTCATCCGGATGAACCCGCTCGACAACGCGGCGAACCTCCCGGCGCAGACGCTCCGGATCTTGGAGTCGCTCCCGAAGCGCCAGCGCCAGCGCTTCTGGGAGGGGCTCTACCTCGAAGACGTCGAGGGTGCCCTCTGGACCGACGCGATGCTGAACCTCGCGAAGCTCCGCGAGCCGGGCGAGATCCGGATGACCGTCGTCGCCGTCGACCCGAGCGTCTCGAACCGGGCCGACTCGGACGAGTGCGGGATCGTCGTCGCCTCGGCCGACCACGTCGGGGGCGGGATCGTCCACGAGGACGCCAGCGCCAAGATGTCGACCGAGACGTGGGCCCGCCGGGCGGTCGCGCTGTACCACGAGCGCCGGGCGAACTGCATCGTCGCCGAGGTGAACCAAGGCGGGGACCTCGTCGTCGACGCGATCAAGAACGTGGACCCGGGCGTCCCGGTCGTGAAGGTCCACGCGGCGAAGTCGAAGTGGGCCCGGGCCGAGCCCGTGTCGCAGCTCTTCGAGCCCGAGCAGCGGCGCGTGACGATCGAGGGCAACTGGCCCGAGCTGGAAGAGGAGCTGACGACCTACGTCCCGCGCGACGCGAAGTTCTCGCCGAACCGCCTCGACGCTATGGTCTGGGCGTTGACCTACCTCCTCGTCGACGACAACAGCGTGAGGGGGATCGACTTCATCTAGGTCTGGGGGGCTCGGGCATGGGATGGCGCGACGCGGTCGGAGTGCGGGCGATCCTGCCGGAACCCTCCCGGGAGGCCGTCCCGACGGCGAAGGCGACCCCGCGACGCTTGGCGGTTTCGCGCGCCCGGGACGCGAAGGTCGACCCCGCCTCGGCCGTCGAGGTGAAGTCGGGGACGATCGGGATCTCGGACGCGCTCGCCGCGGTCCTCGGCCTCTCCGAGCCCGGGCAGGTCGCGACGCCGCAGGCCGCGCTCCGCGCCTACGAGCAATCGAGCGCCGTCGCCGTCCCGGTGAACCTGATCGCCGAGCACGTCGGCGCCGCCCGCGTCGTGCTGGAGAACCTCGACACCGGCGACGTCGAGCGGAAGGCGCCGATCCTCGACCTGCTCCGCCGGCCCCACCCGCAAATGCCGGGGCCGCTGTTCATGGAGTTCCTCGCGAAGATGTTCCTCGTCACGGGCGAGGCCCCGGTCGTCGCAGGCGGACAGCCGAACCTGCCGCCGGCGTTCCTCCGCCCGCTGAACCCGGCCGACCTCTCGCCGACGCAGGACCCCGAGTTCGGGTGGGCGCGGAGCTGGATGGTCTCGGGCCCCGCGCTGACCGGCGTCTACTCGGCCCCGCCCGAGCGGATGGGCGCCGTCTGGACCCACCCGCAACTCCGCGAGCTTCGCGTCATCCGGGCGTTCTCGACGAAGGACGCCTCGATGTTCCGGGGCCAGAGCCGGCTCGTGCCCGCGTCGAAGGACGTGCGGCAGCAGATCGAGGGCGCGAACTTCAACGTCTCGATCCTTCAGAACGGCGGGCGGCCGTCGCTCTTCATCCAGCTCAAGAACCGGGTCGCCGACGACGTGTTCCAAGAGATCAAGTCGAGCATCCGCGACAACTACGAGGGCGCGAAGAACGCGGGCCGCATCGCGATCACGAACGGCGGCGAGCTGGCGATCCAAGAGGCGAAGGCCGCGCCGCGCGACATGGAGTTCAGCGAGAGCCAGACGCGCACGGCGCAGACGATCGCGAAAATCTACAAGGTGCCGGTCGTCCTGCTCAACATGGACGCGGCGACGTTCTCGAACATGGAGACGGCGACGCTCGCGCTGTGGGACGACGCGATCATCCCGACCGCGAACTACCTGCTCGCCGAGCTGGGCGACTGGCTGTTCCCGCGGTTCAAGATCGACCCGCGCGAGTGGCGCCTCACGCTCGACATCGCGCAGGTCGCCGCGCTGCGGGCCCGCCGGCTGAAGGAGCTGCGCGACCGAGCGACCTCGGGGCTGGAGTCGATCAACGAGATCCGCGCGTCGATGCCGGGCCTCGAAGACGTCGAGGGCGGCGACGAGATCCTCGTGAGCGCGGCGCAGCAGCCGCTGTCGATGCTCTCGGCCGAGCTGGAGGCGTTGAACGAGCCCCTCCCGCCGATCGCGCAACAGCCGCCGCCGCCGGCCGGGCGCGTCCCGCGCGCGAAGCCCGAGACAGAGCCCGAGGAGTAGCGGGCGTGGCGCTCTCCGCCGCCGCCGAGCTGCTCGTGAAGCTCCGCCACGAGCGGCGCCTCCGGTCGCAGCTCTGGGCCTACTGGGGGCAGCTCGCCGCCGTCGTCCGGAACGAGCTGGGGCGCTCGGCCTCGATGATGCTCGTCGACGTCCGGGTCGTCGGGCAGGACCCGCTCGCCCGGCTCCTGCTCGGGCACTACGGCGTCGTCGCCCGGGACTTCGCGCTCGACGTCGTCTCGTCGCTGCCGCCCTCGCTCGCGCTCTCCGAGATCGAGCGGCGCGCGCTCTCGATCGACCTCTCGCAGGTCTTCGTCGCCCGGGCCGGGGCGCAGGCCGAGGTGATCCTCGCGACCGCGCAGCGCCGGCTGATCGTCGCCGCCCGAGCGGGCCGGGCCTCGGTCGCCGAGGACGGCTCGAACCTGACGCCGGCCGACATCCCGGCGGTCGTCTCCCGGACGTGGCTCGCGCGGCAGCGTGTCGGATCGGCCACGATCGCGACCTTCGAGACGCAGTCGGCGGCCGAGACGGCGAAGGGGATCGCGACGAACCGGATCCTCGGCGAGTCGTCCCGGGGCGTGAAGGTCGTCGGCGAGGCGAACAAGCTGTGGCGGACGCAGGGCGACTCGCGCGTGCGGGACGGGTCGAACGGGTCCTTCGACCACCTCGAAGCGGACGGGCAGCGGGTGCGCGTCAGCGCGTCGTTCGAGGTTTCCGGCGAGCGGCTGCGCTGGCCCGGCGACTGGTCGCTCGGGGCGAGCGGGCCGAACATCTACGGCTGCCGGTGCTCGGCCGTCTACG